AGCGGTCCTTGCATTGCGATTATGTTCGCCATGAGGTCCGTAATTGAGCCAGCTATTTTGACCTCGAGTCTCTGAGGTCATGGCCAATCGAGCGAGAGGAGAGTACATGGAGGCGTGAGATCGCCATGCATTCTCTTCCCCATCTGCTCGGAAACCGACGCCCTCTTTCGCATGACCGTAGTAATCATGAACGGCGCGGAAGATGTCGTTGTACGTAACGGGCTCGCCATTCCATCTCTCGCCGCTGTCGGCAAGGAGCGGATTGTCCTTCAACTGAGCCGCCATCTCTTCGTCGCTTCCGAATCCAGCTCTGGTCGGAAAAACGTACATGTGATGGTTTTCGTTGATGTCTTTGATGGCGAGACGAGGTGAGGCCTTGTACGGGTCCTCATCCTTTTCTGGATTCCAGAATTCAGCTTTGAAGCCAGCCTCTTTGGCGGCTTGATACTGATCCATCGTCTCTTTGAGCATCTGATCGTAAGCGGACCTCACAAAAGAGTCGCTCGGATCGTGCTTCATCTCGTGATAAGCCTGAGCAATTCGAGATGCTCGCTCAGGCTCCACTTTGGCGTAAACGCTTGCCGGCTTGTACTCGCGGCCAATCGACCGCATGTAATCCTCGGCAACCTTTCGGATGCGCTCATCGGGACCGGCTTCGATCATCTCGCCGGTCATAGGAATCTTTACTTGGGTTGGGAGGCCTTCGAGTGGCTCTGGAGAGCGGGTCTGAACCGGTGCCGGAAGTACGCTTTCGCCTCCTCGTACTCCTCCTGCGTCTGGAAGTCCTCTCTCTTCGGCTGGTGCTTCAAAATATGATCCGGCATTTTCGATTTGATCTCTTTCATCACTAATTCCTCCATATGCAAGACCGGCTCTGCTTTTGTTGATGGCAGAGACGGCGCTTTTTGCTAGTTCATTCAGTACGTTTGGGTCGACAATGGCTCCGCCCTGTTGGTATTCCTCAGGGATTCCACCCGCAGTGGGAGGTAAATTCACTCGGCCATAAGCAGGGTCGATTTGCTGGGCAATATCTTGGGCGATCATCATCGCCCGCTGCATGGCTTTGTGATTCGGAATCATTGCTGCTGGATGGTGCCGAGGCTTCTCTCGAGCGGTCCAAGCTCAGGCTGAGCAGCCTGCGCCTCGCCCGGGTGAAGCATGACATCACGAGCAAGCTGCAGAAGTGCAATTCGCTCTCGGCTCTGGCGATCAAGATCGCGGTTGCGATCATCGACCTGATGCTGCTGTGCTCGAGCGGCCAACTCGTGTTGCTTGAGCTGGAAGTCGGCTTGCTTCATCTGCATATCAAGCATATCTGCCTGATTGCTGGCGGCAGGATTGGCGCCGAGTCCACCACCCTTCGGCATGAAGGCGCCTTGCTGGATCTTGGCTTGCGTCTCGGCAACCCGAGCCTGCGCCTCTTGTGCCCGAGCATCCGCTTCTTTGGACTTGGCGTCCGCTTCTTGCTTCTTGATCTGAATGTCTGCCATCGCCTTTTGCAGCTCCGGCGGTGGCTTGGCCTGAGCAGAAGGCGGCGCAAAGAATTGCGAAGGATTGCTCCATCCCATAGCCTGCAAGGCTGCCGTATCAATGGCAATCGGGTCGTACATTGACGGATTAGCTGCCGCCAACTCCTTCAGGGCCATGACTTTCATCATGCGCTGAGCAGCAGAAGACGTGTTCGGGTCTGCCTGCGGCACGAGTTCGCAGTTATCAAGGGCCTTGTTGAACGTGTATTCGTCCCACTGAGTGTTAGTTCGGCAACCACGCTGCCAAAAGCTCTCTGGATGGTCGCGGAACACGTCGCAAAGGAGCCTGAATTCTTCGGCCTGCGCGGCATGAAGTCGCTTATGAACGGCATTCATGACCTTGGTTGCTTGCTCGATGACGGCCAAAGTCGTTCCAACCGGCGCATCAATCTTGCCTTCGCCAACTTGTTGCTCGCTCGTACCGCCGATTCTTTGGCCGGTCTCAGCCATATTGCTCACGAGCATCATCAGGGCCTGTGAGGGCGGCTGATAGGGCAGAGGCATGATGGCTTGATTGATAGGCAAGCCGCCCGTCTTCACAAGAGCGCCACCACCCGGCGGCACGCGGAAGATATTCGTGTTCTGCCGGGCGCCGGTATCTGCCATGAGAAAGCCCGGGAAGTTCGAGTACATGCCGGCATCGAGCAACTCACGCCACGCTGCCGTGATTGCATTCGTGGTGTTGCCAAGAATGTGAAGCAAGCCGATATCGTAAAAGCCCACGCCCGGCACGAAGGTGTACTTGGTAAACACCTTTCGCGCTTCGGGGAGCACAGCATCATCTTCCCTGTAATTTCGGACGATGCTCAGGATTTCTTTCGTCGTCACGTCGATAGTGACGCGATATGGGATCTCAAGGCCTGTGACTTTGCCCTTGTGCGTGTGCTCAAAACCCTTGATATCAAGCTCGCAGTAGCACTCGTAGATCTCGCGGTCGCGATCTTCCGGGCTTGAAGCTTCGGGGGAGAGACCTTGCTGAGACTTTTCTTCTCTCTGGAGCGAGTCAAGCGTCGGCTGGCTCGGTGTCGAGAGACTGACGTCCTTGTAGACGCCCAAAATCTGCATTCTCTTGACGACAGAGGGCCGCATGTAAATGCGATGCGTGATGCGCTTGGCATTCGCAAGGTCGGTCGCGGCGTTATTGACGATCAGATCGTCGGCATCAACGGTTTCCGATACCGGTCGATTTCGAAGAGGGCAGAAATAAACCTTCTTGAAAGCCGTGCCACCGAATCCGAGCATCAAAAGCATGCGGTCGGTGTCTGGGTAGTACTCGGTCGCAACCGCCGTCAGGTAATGGTTGAGGTCGCGCTGCAAAGAATTGGCAAGCTGATCTGTCTCGAGCGTAGCCTGATTATCGTCGTTGCGAATTTTGACCGGGCCATCAGTCGGCAGAAGCTCAGATCTGGCATTAGCTTGGAAGCGAAGAACCGCTTCGAGCAAAAGAGGGTGACGAACTTTGCTCATGCCCTCGACGGGCGCGCCATCTGATGCGCCTTGCAAGCTTGGGACTTCAACCTTTAGGCCAAGGAGGCGCATACCAAGTGCGCGATCCTCGACCCATTCTCTTCGTGATTGCAGGTCGTCATCGACGCCGCGCAAAAGATCAGATGAAATACGGCCAAGCTCAGCCGGGTCGATGTCGTCGACGAGGTTGTCGTACCAGTCGCGCTCTTTAGGCTCGCCGTAGACGTTCCCAAGCGGATTGTCATCGACGGACAGCGTGACGGCGCCATCTTCGTGTTCGATCTTGAGGATATTGCCGCTCGGGTCCACTTCGGGGACGTCGGCGCCCTCAACATGCTCAATGACAATATCTGTCGGGTCGGGCATGGCCTGACCTTCAGGAGTCTGAATGGCAATATTCGGGGTCAATCCGGGGACCAATGGCATGGCTTAGGCCTCTCTCAATGGGCAGACATTTCTTCAACGAAACGCCGAAGACCCTCTTGCGCGGCAAAATTATCAGTTTTCGCCTCGATAGTATACGAACGGCGGAACGCCTCGTAGGGGAACTCGCCCCAGACGTCCACGCGCCACTTTTCTGGACCCAAAGGGTCAACCGTGCAAGAGCACCTGATTCTATCGTCCATAATCCACCTTAGCAGGGATAAAGGGGCACATCTTCGCGCCCGGGATAGGATTTCATCGATTCGATTTCTTGTAGCCGCTCTGGAGCCCGGGTCAGCAAACCCACTTCGCGCAGGTGCCGAAGACTCATCGAGACGGTGTCGACCAAGTCATCATGCTTGCCACGGGGGAATTGCCCCACTTGAGTGATGACCATTTCAGCCCATGTCCGATCCGGTGCGTAGATGATCCCTTCGGCAAAGAGATGCTGGACCGAATAGAGGCGGGACAACTTGTCTTGAGACTTGGGGTCCGAGAGCTGAACGGCAAAACTTTCGTTTTGGTATAGGCGTCGGATTTCCTGAGCCACCGAGATGCCGGCAGCCTTGTTTTCAATGATCAGCTTGTCAATCTTCAAAGCTTTTGACGTGCGGGCGATCTTCTCGACGAGGTCATGCAACTCGAGCCTTGCTTGCCATGCATGCATCAGCATGACTTTGGGTGCGCCTTCGCTGTACATGCGGTCGACGTAAACGGGACGACCGCTCTCATCGATGATGCGATGAGGCTGTGCCACAGCTTCAGAGGTAAAAACACCCCATACGGTCATGGCACTCGCATCGTTCATCGTCTTCATCGTGTAGGCGGTATCGACAGAAGCGATGATGAAGTCCATGGGAGGGAATGCTTCTGGCTCCCAAAGCTGCCACCACTCTCGCTTGATGACGCCTCCTCCTGCGGGCTCAGGTCGTTGCTGTAACTGACCTGCCGAGCTGAATGGGCCTAGGACCTTCTCAAGAGCCTTGACTTCATTCTCGCCAAATCTTTCCGGCCAGAGAAGCTCGCCGGGTTCGGTTCGCGGATCTTGCCAGCCAATCGTCGAAACAAAAGATCGCTCTGGCTCGTAACGCATGGGCAAGCACAAGTGCGTCCACTCGCCAACGTCTTTTGAGAGCACATGTCCTGTCAAATCATCTTCGGCAAGTCTCTGCTGAATGATGATGTAGGCGCCGGTCTTCGGGTCATTGAGACGGGTCGACATCGTGCCGTCCCACCAATCAATCGTCGCCTGAACGGAAGCTTCCGAGAATGCCTCGTTTGCCGCGTTGGGATCGTCAACCACGATGATCGATCCACCTTCACCCGTCACCGCAGCTCCAATCGAGGTAATCAGGCGCTCGCCGCCCTTATCGTTCGAGAAGCGCGACTTCGTGTTCTGGTCAGAGTTCAACTTAAAACGCTCGCCCCAATGGCTCTGATACCACGGGCTCTCGATCAAGCGCCGGCACTTGACCGAATCTCTCAAAGAAAGCTGGTTTGCATAGGATGCATGCAAGAACTGCACGCCGGGTCCTGATGTCGGCGATCTTTGCGACTGAGCCCACGTCCAAGCAGGTAATGCAACGGACGTGATGCTGGATTTACCCATACGAGGCGGAATGTTGATGATCAATCGCCTGATATCACCATCCACCACAGCCTGCAAATGCTCGGCAACCGCTTCAATCGGCCAGCCGTCCTTCCATGGCGATGAATCTAAAAACCGCCATGCATTCGTCAAAAACATGTACAGGCTGTCTTCGCATTCGACGCGGTCAAGCTCGCGAAGCTGAGCCTCCGCGTTGACGACAACTCCGTTTCCTAAATCAACCAACATCCTTTTTAACCCTATCTACAGCATCACTCGCATCTTCTTTTGCTATAGCGTGGCGCAATAGATGGATGTTTCCTCGCAAAATCAGCTCGATATCTTCTATCTCGCTCTCAATGCGAAGAACCCAACCGTGCTTAGTCTGATGCTCAAGCGTGACATGAACATCAAAACCCAGAACGGTTTTCAGATCGCCTTCTTTATACTTGGATACAAAAATCATATTAGTCTGCCCTAATCCCAATGTCAGAATTCGCCATGAGATGCAGTTTGTTGCATTCAGTTGTGCAGTCTGCAACCGACTGCAGATACACCTGAAGCAACTCTGATCTCGCCTCTCTCTCCAAAATAGAACCAATCAAAAACCCGCTTGCCATTCCTAAGCTCTCTAAGAACTCAGAAAAATCTTTTTGCGGGTCTTCGGACTTAGAAAACACCTCCATCATCTCGCCAATCAAATTGGTGTAAGCGTTTTCTTTTCTTTGTGGCATATCAACTTTCATCGTCATCTGTATTCTCCTGTCCATCTTCATTTTCATTTTCGATTTCATCTTCGATCTCTTCTTCATATTCAGCATCAATCACTTCCTCTCCCGATTTAGGGAAGGTAATCGCCGTCTTCAAAATGTCGCGCAACTGATCTCGCTGCTCGACAGACAAGTTTCGTACATCAATCGCTTGAGAATGATTCACGTTCTGCTCAATCGGGCCGCCATTCGGTCCCGTCACTTCAAGCCGATCCGTCTCACGCCAGCGAGCTCTCGTCTTCAACCAGAAAATAGCCGCCGTCACCGACTGCTTATGAGCGGGGTCGATGGCGATGTTGTACAAGTTCTGCTTCACACGAAGATTCGTCGTCTCGGTGGCTATGTCGAGCTCCTCTCGATAGTACTTAGCCAACGTGTCCCGATTGATCTTCAAATGATTAGCAATCTGCTCAAAGGTCCAACCCATGCCGCCCAATTCCAAAACTTGAGCTCGGGTTACCTTCGTCGGCACATGGGGCGGTCTACCCCTCGACGCTAATTCCTTTTTCCTCTTCGGCATTTATTGCTCCTAAAAAGGCAAGCCGGAAGATGAAGCAGACGCTGTCCTTTCACGGTCCCACGCCCCATCTCCCGGCCCCCTCCGGCCCCCGACTAATTCATCGAAATTTGGATGTCTTCTTTGCGATTGATTTGGGCTGCGCAACAAACTGCTTGCCCGCCGCCTTGCCCTTGCGCTTAGCGGCAGTCGTTGCCGCATACTCCTGCGGACTCAAAGACTTGATCGCCGCCTTCGGAAGATATCGCTCGCCGGTCTTGGATGATGGCTTGCCACTCTTCGTGGTCCATTCCTGCTCAGTCCAGTCCCTCAAAGATTTCTGTGGCCTTCTCATATCTGAACCTCAATTGGTAAAACCAAATAACATAATCTTGAACCCGTCAAATCAAACGCCCTTATCTCGACAATCCGATACTTCCAAGGCTCTGGAAAACTACTCATAAACTCCAAAGCTTTGCTATGAACCGGAAAACCAACCCATGCCTCGCCCACAACGTGAGTCCTAAAAGCCAAGGCCGCATTAGTCTCGGTATCCACCGCCCTTTTCCTTGTACTTCTTGGCGAGCAACTGGGCCTTGCGGCCGCTCCACTGCCCAGCCTTCGTGCCATGGGTCGCCTGTGCCTTGATCTGCTGGTACAAGCTCTTGCGCATCTCGGGCTTCGTGTAGTTGCCCGCCGCGTTCACGTTTGATTTTTTCGCCATAGCTGCAGATATAACAGTCGGGCCGGTGCGCTGTAAAGCAAAATTGCACTTGGGTACCCCCCCGGGGTCAAAAAAAAGCAAAAGGGGTGGGGGGTGTGAGCGTGCGGGGACGTTTTTTGTGGGTATGTCGGTTTGGTGCATTAACCCCTACCCAGTACAGATTCCCTAATAGCAGGGGGGGTGCCGGGGGGTGCGTTACCGCACACTGTGCGTTTGCGCACTGTGCGTTACCGCTCTGTGCGTTTGCGCACTGTGCGCTGCCGCACACGGGCGAACGTGCGCTACCGCACAGACGGCTGGCATGCAGCATGCATGCAGGCGTATGTGCGTTACCGCACACAGGCGGTGCGCCGGTGCGCGGTACGCGCACGCACGCACGAAAGCCCGCAGGCCGAAGGCCAGCAGGCTGTCGTGTGGGCGGTCCCGTCTCTGTCAGGGCTTACGGTCGCGCCGACGTTCTGATGTCACCCATTGCCGCCGTGAAGGCGTCGCGGGCTTCTGCCATGCCATCCATGCGCCCGAGCAGGTAGGCGCAGCGCATGAGGGCCTCGATGCGCCACGGCTCCCCGTCGTGCCGGACGTGCTCAAGAATCCGCCGGGCGGAATCCTTGAACTCGCTGGCACGCTCCGCCGGGATCTCGGGATAGGCGCTCACAGCGCCTTCACCGAGACCGCGCCAGCGCGGATCTTGACGTCGACGAGATCGCCTTCGATGACGCTGTCGGCCACGCCCAGCTCGCGCAGCTTGGCCTTCGCCTTCTCGGCGTTGAATGAGCGCACGAGCTGCTCGTCGGCGACCGTGACGCGGTAGGCCAAGCCCAAGTAGCTGCCGACGCCCTTGGCGCGGTAGTCGTCGACGATGGCCTTGGCTTCGGCCTCGAGGGCGGCGATCTGGGCCTTGATGTCGCCGAGGCGGTCGATGTCCGAGCCGGCGTTAATGGGGAAGTCGATTACGTTCGCATTCATGACTGAATCTCCATCAAATTAAATAAGATCACGAGCCCATCTTAGCACCGCCCCCATAC